TGGCCAAAGGAAGGGCGCATCATGCGTAACCACGGGCGCTACGAGGTGCACAGCCTGAGGCAGGCGATCTCGTGAGCGAGTCCCGCACCATCGCAGCCCGCTGCCCAGTGTGCGGTGCCATCTTGCCGATCTTCACCGTGACCGCCGACCGGCACGGATTCTTGGGGCGCCACATGCGCCTTACCTTGGACGGTGACGCCACCGACTACGTGGTGCACCTGTGGAGCCATGAGAACAGGGAGAAGTCATGGGCGTGAACACTTGCAGCATCTGCGCTGAGACCTACCACGTCAGCCACTTAGGGGACACTGGCAAGTGTCGGTTGTGTGAGATCCGAGAACCTGCACTGCGGCGCAAGATAGCCGCCGAAGTTCATGCACTAGGGGGCAACACTTTCATTGTTGAGCAGATCAAGCGCGGGCCGGTTACTCACGTGATGGGCGGCATGAGTGACTTGACCATCCCAGAGTTTGATGTGCCATACGACATCTTGGCCTCTGAGATCCACGACGCAGTTGGTGAGGAATAGTTGCGACACGCCGACCCCCGCTGCAGTGATGCGATTTCATTGCCGCTACTATGTGAAACGCTAGAGTTATTGCACCCACAGCCCGCACCGCAACGGTGTGGGCTTTCGTCATTCATGGAGATGGTATGAGCCTCGCCATGCTCGACGACGCCGACCTGTCCGACATTGACGAGGCGTTGCGCCATTTGAGCCTGGTCCCTGTCGATGAACGGGGGGCAGCTTGGCACGCTTACTCCGACGCCTTACTTGAACAAAGGGCGCACCACAAAATTGAAAGGGGCCACCATGGCCAGCATCACCAAGGCTGACATTCTGGCAGCCGTCCAGGGCGTTACCGGTGCCCCCAGTGTTGGCACGGTTGCTGCCCTTGAGCCGCAAATAGTTGACGCGATTGACCGCCTCGTCAACGGCGAGCCCGTCAAGGAAACCCGCGTTGTCAAGGCAAAGGAAACACCCGAAAGCGCATGACTCGCCGCCGCCTACCCAGGCCATGCCTGGACTGCGGCAAGTTGACCGAACAATCACGTTGCGACAGGTGCGCCGCTGCAGCCGCCACACGTTGGGCTAACGGCAGAGATCCTGACAAACGACAGCATTACACTGGGAATTACAAGCGACGGGCACGGGAGGTGCGGCAGGCGCCTGGCCCTTGCTGGATTTGTGGCGAAGGCGACCGACCAGGGGACCCCTGGCAGGCCGACCATGTTCTTGCAGGAAAAAAAGAAAGTTTGTTACTCAAAGCACATCGAAGTTGCAACGCATCACGGGGTGGGGGGAAACAAGCCCAGGGTGGGGGCAACCCCTCACGCTGAGCGGCGCTGGGCACCCTGGCCCTGTCACACTCGCAGAACGTGCAGGTCACAGGGTTATGGATATGGGGCCGAGCACTCCACCATCTTGTGCGCGCACGCCCCAGTTGAGACTGAGTGCATGTGGAGTCTTGGCACCGACGGGCTTCACGAAAGCATCGGTGCTGCCCATGCGTTTCAAGCGCGCCAAAGTCTGGAACTCGCCTAGGTACAACTCCACCATGTCGGGCTTCATGCGCGCGACCTGTCTGCCGTCGCTGTAGACCGCAATGTCTTTGCCCCGTAAGCCAACAAGCACGGGTGCCACGTGACCGATGCGTGGTTCTTTGGGATAGGTCGCTTGAACTTGAGCAACCCAGGCCTGGTCAACATCGACCAACGGTATTTGCGTCCCTTGTCGTAACTCATGCACCGGCATGACTGGTGCTGCTTTCGGTTTACTGCTGAACCAACCCACAACTTCCCCCTATCACTTCCCCTCACCATAACCCCTGCGCAATCGTGAGGTGAAGCCATGCGCGTAATTGTTGCCTTGTTTGTCCTTCTTGCCCTAGCCCTGACTGCTCCACCAGCTGCCGCCGAGTCCAAATGGTCGGGTGTGCAGTGTTATGAAATTGTCAACATTAGCAATCAACTGCGCTGCTGGCGCTGGCAGGCGCGTAACCCTGTGCTGCCTGCCCCCGTTGCGATCCCTGGCGACAAGGGCGAGCCAGGGCTACCTGGCGCCAAGGGTGACAAGGGTGAGCGCGGCGAGGCTGGGACACCGGGAGCACATGGCAGCCAGGGCGAGCGCGGTGCACCTGGCGTTACTGGACCGGCTGGTCCTGCTGGCGCTGCCGGTGAGCGTGGCCCTGCTGGTGTGGGGTTTGCCCAGGGCGCAGTGTTCTTGGTGAACGGTGCGTGCCCAGTAGGCACGACGATTCAGGGCGCACAGAACAGGTGGACGGTGTACGCAAACGACACAAGTGGCCGCCCATGGTTGACGTCTGGTTCTAGCGCGCAGTTGTTTTTGTCTGCTTGCCAGGTGGATTAGTGCCTGCGCTATCGCAGGTGGCCGAGCAGTACCTGGCCTTCTTGCAGGCTCGCGGCCTGGCTAAGTCCACTGTCACGACTAGCCGCAACGTGCTCAACCATGCGCAACGCTCCTGGGGCGACATCGAGGTGGCTGAGATCCACCCGCGCCACATTGACCAGTTATTCATCGGCAAGACGTGGTCAACGGGCACCAAGAACATCTACCTAATCAACCTGCGCAACTTTCTGAAGTATTGCCGCACCCATGGCCACTTGCCTGCTGACTTTGACCCGACGGTGGGCTGGCGCACGCAGACAGTGGAGAAGCGTGAGAAAACCTGGCTAACGCTGCCAGCGTTGGGTGCGTTGCTGGATGCTGCAGGCCACGCCCGTGACCGGGCGTTCATTGCGCTGGGCATCTACACATTCATGCGCGCCAGCGAGATCGTGCAACTGCGCTGGCGTGACGTTGACCTAACGCGCAACGAGATCCACATTTACCGCGTCAAGACTAAGCAAGCCGACCAGCTGCCTATCTGCGCAGAGTTGCGTTACGAGTTGGCGGCTTGGTTGGTGTACGTGCAGAACGAGTTGGGCACCGTTGACTCTGAGTGGTACGTGGTCCCCTCGGTTGGCCCACGTCCGATGAAGGGTGTGCACGGTCAGCGCAAACTCGTGCCGACGGGCGAGCCGAACCCGCTGCGCCCCACGAGGCCGATTGGTCGCCCACAGCGCATCGTCAAAGGCGCCATGGAGCGCATCGGCGTCGTCAACAAAGGCGATGGCTGCCACGTGCTGCGCCGGTCGGGTGCTCGCAGTTTGTTTGAGGAATTGCGCGAAAAGGGCTACGACGGCAGCGCCCGGCGCGTGCAGTCAATGCTCGGCCACGCCAGCGTGGTCACCACTGAGATTTACCTGGGAATAGATAACGAGCGCCGCCAGCGCAACGAGATGCTGGCTGGGCACGTGATGTTCGCGGGAGACACAAACCCATCCGCCAACCTGCAACTGCCTGCGTCATATGCGCAGATAGAAGGCACCAAGGAGTCCTAATGCCCGGTCGAGGTCCAGCCCCTAAGGCTGAACGCTCGCGGCCTAACGACACCGCACGCCGCCAGTCGGAGTTCACGAAGGTGACTGACGACGGGCAAGTGCGCGGTCCTGAGTTGCCTGACTTTGCCTGGCACGCGCGCACCGTGGCGTGGTACGAAACATGGCGGCGCAGCCCGATGGCGGCAACGTTCATTGACGCTGACTGGGACTTCTTGATTGACACCGCGATGCTGCACACCGAGATGTGGAACGGCAGCCCTGGCCTGGCTGCTGAGATCCGCTTGCGCGTGGGCAAACTTGCAGGCACCCCTGAGGACCGGCTGCGCTTGCGCATCCAGGTAGACACCGAGGCAGCCGAGGCACCTAAGCGGCAGCGCATGTCCTCTGACCGGCGCGAGCGGTTGCTGTCCATCGTTGAGGCGTAATGCTTACCTTGGGCTTGGCGCTGGTGGATTGGATCGAGCATTACTGCGTGCACGGCCCTGGTGACGTTGAGGGCGAACCAGTGGTGCTTGACGACGAGTTCGCTGCGTTCATCACTCGCTGTTATGAAGTAGACCATCAGGGCAAGCGGCGCGTGCGTCGTGCGGTGATTAGCCGCCCTAAGGGTCGCGCCAAGTCTGAGTTGGCTGCGTTCTTGTCGGTGGCTGAAGCGCTCGGCCCGGTGCGGTTCTCGCACTTTGCTGCAGCCGGTGAGGTGTCGCCGTGGGGCTATGAGTACGCCGAGGGTGAGCCAGTAGGGCAGCCGGTGCAACGCCCTGAGGTGTTGTGCTTTGCCACCGAGTTGGGCCAGGCAGGCAACACTTATGACGCCATCTACTACATGCTGAACCCTGAGACCGCAGCACCTGAGCTGGTCGCTGACTTTGGGCGCATCGACGTCGGCCTAGGCCGCATCTTGTTACCTAACGGCGGTGTGATCTCACCGGAGTCGGCAGCCGACAGCAGCAAGGATGGCGGCAAGTCCACGTTCGCTGTGTTTGACGAGACCCACTTGTGGTTGCTGCCTAAGTTGAAGCGCCTGCATCAGGTGGTCATGCGCAACCTGCTCAAGCGCAAGGTGGCTAGTGGTTGGGCTTTGGAAACCTCGACCATGTACGCCCCCGGCGAGCAGTCGGTGGCTGAAGGGACGCACGAGTACGCCAAGGCAGTTGCTGAGGGTCGAGTGTCCGACGTTGGCTTGGTGTTTGACCACAAGCAAGCCGGACCGCGCCACGACGCCAAGTTCAAGACCCATCGCATGGCGGGCTTGGCTGAGGTGTACGGGCCAGCAGCAGAGTGGATGGACCTGGCGGCGATTGCCGACAGTTACGAAGATCCGCAAACTTCCAGCGCTGAGTGGGAGCGCTACTGGTTCAACCGGCCTGTGTCGATCCAGGGGCAGTGGTTGAGCCAAGCGGCCTGGGACGACTGCCAGGTGGCGCGCACCATTCCCGACGGCGCCGACATTGTGCTGGCACTTGACGGTTCGTTCTCTGGTGACTCAACAGCGCTAGTGGCTGTTGAGATGGGCGAGTTCCCGCACGTCATGGTTGCTGGGCATTGGGAAAGACCGCCAGGGGCGATGGACTGGCGCGTGGACATTCTTGAAGTTGAAACTCAGATTAGGACAGCGTGCTTGCGTTGGGCGGTGCGCGAGATCACTGCCGACCCGCACTTGTGGGCACGCTCGCTGCAGATCTTGGCCGACGAAGGCTTGCCAGTGACTGAGTTCCCGCAGTCGGCAAGCCGCATGACGCCAGCCACTAAGCGCTTTACCGACATGATCAACACACGGGCGTTGACTCACGCTGGTGACCCTGCGCTTACGCGCCACGTGTCTAACGCTGTGCTGCGCCAGGACTCACGTGGCTGGCGCCTGAGTAAGGAAAGCAAATCAAGCCTGCGCCACATTGACTTGGCGGTTGCAGCCGTCATGGCTGTTGAGCGCGCTGTCACACGTATTGAAGAACCCACAGCGCCTGCCGTTCACTTTTTCTAGGAGACCCATGACCGCCACCTTGTTGCAGATCGCTGGACTGTCAGCGGTCGCCGTGGGCGCTGGCTTGATCTTTGTGCCTGCTGGCTTGATCGTGGCTGGCATCGGTGTCGTGGCGCTGGGTATTGCAATGGAGCGTGGCTGATGCTGGGACGATTGTTAGGCAACACAACCGAGCAGCGCGCCATCACCTACCAGTCGCTGTTCTTGACCGACGGGCTGTTTGCACCCGCATCGCTGTCGGGGGTCCAGGTAACCTCAGCCACCGCCACCAAGGTGGCGGCTGTCTTTGCTTCCATCCGCTTGATTGCCGACAGCATCGCCACGATGCCGCTGGACACGTTCATCCGGCGTGACGGGGAGCGCGTGCCGTTTCGACCTCGCCCGGCCTGGGTTGACCAGCCAGACGTTGACCGCTCAGTTGCGCGCAGCGACTTCTACCAAGCCGTACTGGTGTCCATCTTGCTGAACGGCAACGCCTATGTGCGCATCATCCGCGAGGGTGGCGACATCTTGGGCTTCCGCGTGCTGGACCCGATGCGCGTCACCGCGCAGATGGACCGGCGCGGCCTGACTGAGTTTGTGTTTGACCACACGCAGGTCATCCCGTCGGACGACATGGTGCACATCACCGACATCAGGCGCCCTGGTGCCATCACGGGCATGGCGCGGGTGGACGAGCTGAAAGACGTGTTGGGCATCGCTCGGGCGTTGGACGAGTACGCGGCCCGCTATTTCGGCAACGGCACGCTGTCCTCGGGCATCATCAACGTGCCTGGCGAGTTGACCCAGGAGCAGGCCGACCGCCTCAAGGATCAGTTTGAGAAGAACAGCAAGGGCTTGCGCAATGCACACCGCCCGAACATCCTGACTGGCGGCGCGAAGTTTGAGAAGATGAGCGCCGACGCGCAAGAGGCTCAACTGTCGGAGTCCCGAGAGTTTGCGGTGCGCGAGATCGCCCGAGTGTTCAAGATTCAACCAATCATGCTGGGCATCACTGACGGCGGCGGCATGAGCCAGGCCAGCGTGGAGCAGCAGCACATTCAGTTCGTGACCATCACGCTGCGGCCATACGTCCACAAACTTGAGGAAGCCTTCAGCCGATTGCTGCCTGCCCAAGCGTTCTTGCGCTTCAACATGGACGGCCTGCTGCGCGGTGACTTGCAGAGCAGGTTTACCGCATACAGCATCGGCACCCAGGCAGGATTCTTGTCCACTAACGACGTGCGTCGGCGCGAAGATCTGCCGCCTGTTGATGGCGGTGACGCGCATCGAGTTCCGCTGGCCAACGTCAACTTGGAAGCGGCCAACATTGTGGAGCAAGACCGCCGCGTTGCGATGGCGGTGCGCTTGATTAACGTTGGCTTTGAGCCTGCTGAAGTGCTTGCCAGCCTGGATCTGCCGGCGATGGAACACACCGGCTTGCCGAGCGTGCAACTGCAAAACGCTGCGCTGCAAGCGCAAGCAGAAGTCGATGTTACTGAGGCATACCCAGTGCGTGAGGCTGACTTAGACCCGCTGGAAATTGCGCAACAATTTGGGCTTTCTTTGTCCGACACCTTGCGCAACATGCCAGCACCGGTTGTCAACGTCACTGTGCCTGAGCAGCCAGCGCGTACACGCAAAGTCAAGCGCGACGCTGACGGCAACATCATGGAAATCGTGGAGGAATAAGTGGCACTGAACGACAACGGCCTGAACGCCCAAGTGGGCGGCCTTACTGCCGTGGCTGGATACGCCAGCCTCCACACCGCTGAGCCAAACGCATCGGGCAGCAACGAAGTGACGGGCGGCACTTACTCGCGCGAGGCAATCACTTGGGCAGCAGCCAGCGGTGGCACCGCTGTGTCTGATGCTGAAATTGTGTTTGACGTCCCCAGCGGCGCAACCATCACGCACCTGGGTTACTGGTCTGCTAGCACTGCTGGCACGTTCTACGGTTCGCGCCAGTTGGATACTTCCCAGACGTTTTCAAGCGCAGGCACCTACACCATCGCTGCAGGAAACCTGTCTGAGTCTGTGTCCTAGCCCATGGCTGGGCTGTTCACCCTTGACAGCGAGGCGCTGGGTGTCCTTGACACCAACGTGCTCGGGGGACCAGGCACCGGTTTCGTTGTTGGCTCAAATAGCAGCCAAGGCACCACCGCAGGTGCCCAAGGGTTCACGGGTGTTGCGTCAGGCGCAACGTCGAGTGCAGGCAGCGCAACAGGCGCTGCAGGCTTCACGGGCACTGTGGCGGGCGCATCGCAAGGCACCGGCACGGTTGTCGGTGTTGAGGGCGCACGCGGCTCAGTGGCTGGCACATCCATTAGCACGGGCACGGTCGTCGGCACTGAAGGCGCGCGTGGATCAGTAAGTGGCACCAGCCAATCGGCTGGCGCTGCAGCAGGTGCACCCAACTTGACCGGCACCACCGCAGGCTTCACTGTCAACGGTGGCGCTGTTGCTGGGTCTGCACAGATCACGGGCAGCTGTTCAGGTGTAAGCACCTCAAGCGGTTCAGTCACCGGCACGGTGCCTACGCCACCACCACCCCCGCCGCCGCCTGCACCTGTTGACACAGGTGGCGGGCCGCGACTGTTCTACCCAGAACCGCCACGGCCTAAGTTGCAGCCATTGCCAGCACCAGCGCTTGCTGGTTCTGCGCGTGGTCGTAACTACAGCGACGGCGTAGCACGCGGCACTATCACCACCTTTGCGGTCGTCACCGCTGCGCAGACCAGCACCGGCCTAGTCGCTGGTGTCAGGTGGCCTGATGACTTTGAGATTGCGCGCCGAGACCGGCTGCGCCTAGACGACGAGTTGCTGCTGTTGGAGATGACCTGATGCCTTACTTCATAACCGACGAGGCACGAGGCTGCAGCGGCTGGGCAACTATCAAGCAAGACGGCGAGGTAATGGGCTGCCACGGCAGCAAGCAAGCGGCCATTGACCAGATGGTGGCACTGAGTCTGGCTGAGGGCATTGAGCCTGGCGGCGAACGCAAGGGATACCTAATGAAAGAAAACCGAGACTTACCGGACAACTACCGGCCTGCACTTGAGGGCGACGTGCCTGAGGGTCGTGCCTGCGGCAACTGCGCCTTCTACGACGAAAGCATGACCGAGGGCGACCGCGCCTGGTGTCAGCGCTGGGACGAGTACGTGCGCGGTGATTACTACTGCAACGCATGGCAAGCCAACGAAAGGGCAACCGATATGAGCAGCGTGGAGTTCAGAACTTTTGACGCTGAGATAACCGAGATCCGGCAAGCCGAGTCCGGCAACGGCATGACCTTCGGCGGCTACGCCTGGAAGTACGACGTCCCAAGCCTGCCCCTGGGCCACGGCTTCACCGAGCGCATCGCACCGGGGGCGTTTACTCGATCACTGAAGTCTCGCGTGGACATTCGCGCCTACGTCAACCACAACGACGAGCTGCTGCTGGGCAGCACTCGCGCCAAGACCTTGCGCATTGACGACCGAACCGACGGTGGCTGGGTTGAGATTGACCTGCCCGATACCTCATGGGGCCGCGACATCCGCGTGCTAACTGAGCGTGGCGACATCCAGGGCATGTCGTTTGGCTTCTCCACGGTCAAGGACGATTGGAGCGCCGACGGAACGCAGCGCACGCTGCTGGCTGCCAAGGTCCATGAAGTCTCAGTCGTGACCGGTGTGCCTGCCTACCCGCAGACAACTGCCAGCGTGCGCAAGTTGATGCCGTTGGCAACGCGCACCGCCACCGATGTGGACGAGTTGAGTGACGCCATGACCGCGTTGCAGTCCGGCGAACTGAGCGAACAACAAGCGCACCTGCTGCGCAACGTTGTGGACCAGATTGCACCGCAGCCGGAAGCACCAGCGTCTGCACCGGCATCTGTGCTGGCCGCCAAGTTAGCGCTGGCTGAGAAGGCTTTGGGTCTGTAGACCCAGGGGGTGATTGGTAAGCCTTAGCGCAAAGCCCCACGAGGGACGCGCTGAGAACTCGGGTTCGACTCCCGACACCTCCACCACACATCTGAGCGGCCCGCCGATGTGTTTGCCATGAGCGACCCGCCTGGCAGTCATCACCTGCGCATCCAATAACTAACGAAAGAGAAAAGCATGTCTTACCTGGACAGCCTCCTTGAGGCTCAGAAGAAAGACCTGCACGAGGCTCGCGGCTACCTTGAGCGGGCTGAGCAGGAAAAGCGTGACCTGTCTGTTGAAGAGCGCACCGCTTGGGACGCAATCAACGCGCAGATTGACAACCGCCAGGACCGCATCAACGAGGTGCGTGCCTTTGAGCAGCGTGACGCCCGCGTGGCTGACGCACTTGCTGCAGCCCCCGAGGTTCGCACCGAGGCTCGTGCTGTTGAAGCTGAACTGACTGACGCCGACATCATTCGTCAGATCGCTCGTGGCGAGCGCCGCAGCGCGACGTTTGAGAAGCGCGCCCTGTCTGCTGGTACCTCCACCAAGGGACCGGAGACTGTGCCGCAGTCGTTCTACGACATCATCCAAGAGCAGTTGGCAACCTTGTCGCCGTTGCTCGATCCGAACGTTGTCACCGTCCTGAACACCACGTCAGGCGAGGACATCAAGGTGCCGGTGCAGACCGCTCGCATGGCGGGCACTGCTACCGCAGAAGCGGCGACCTACGCCGAGTCTGACCCGACGTTCGCCAACATCACACTCCGGGCCCACAAAGTGGGCACCTTGACGGTCTGCTCCGAGGAGCTTTTGTCCGATACAGGGGTAGACCTGGTTGGGTTCTTGGGTCGCCAGATGGGCATTGCCCTAGGGACGGCCGTAGGAAACCTGCTGACCCAAGGAACGGGGACAGTGGAACCCAACGGCCTGGTTTTCGCGCTCGGCACTGCACCTGCGGTGACTGGTGGAACCGGCGTCAGTGGCGCGTTCACTGGCGACAACCTCATCTCGCTCATGCACGCGGTTGACAGCGTTTACGCTGCGCAGCCGGGCGCTGGATGGATGATGAGCCGTGCATCCCTTGGCGCTGTTCGTGCGCTGAAGGGCAGCGAGGGCTACCTGTTCCAGCCGTTCGCTGATGCCTCGACTCCGGGACGTCTGCTGGGCTATCCGGTTTACGAGAACCCATTCGTTCCCGCAATCGGCACGGCGGCCACCTCGGCCACCTTGGTCGGCAAGTCGGTGCTGTTCGGTGATCTGCGCGCTTACCACTCCCGCGTTGTTGGCGGCGTGGAGATCGTGCGCAGTGACGAGGCCTACTTCACCTCCGACCAGGTTGCCTTCAAGGCGCGCATCCGCGTCGGTGGCGACCTCGGCGGCGGGCGTACCGACGCCGTCAAGTTCTTCCGTGGCGGCACTGCCTGATCGGAAGCACAAACTGCCAGGGGCCGGGGACAACCTCGGCCCCTGGCCATGTCGGGGGGCGTTGGGCGCAGGACAGCGTCCCCCGACACCACCCCTGCGAAAACCTGCGAACAAAGGAAAACCTGCGATG